ATGCGCCGCACCGCTCTTGCCGCCGCCACCGTCGGCATCGCCCTCATCGTGACCGGCTGCAGCAGCAGCTCGACGACATCGACGCCGCCCGCCGCCACGGGAGCGGCGCCGACCGGTGCTGCCTCCAACGCGGCACCGGTGAAGCAGCAGCTCGACGCGACAGCCGCCCTGGCGGCGCTCACCGCCCACGCGCCCAGCATCACGTTGGTGAAGGCGTACACCGCCGACACCGACCCGAACCACCTGCTCGGCCGGCCCGGCCAGTACACGTCGAAGGTCGCGTTCAAGGACTCGCGCATCAAGGACGTCGACGGCCAGGACGAGGACGCGGTGATCCGCGGCGGCGGCATCGAGGTGTTCGCGTCGGCCGCCGACGCGTCGGCCCGCGCGGCCTACCTGGAGAAGGTCACGAAGTCCATGCCCGCCCTCGTCGAGTACGACTACGTGGTGCGCGAGACGGCGGTGCTGCGGGTGTCGCAGCGGCTGTCGCCGGATCAGGCGAAGGCGCTCGCCGACGCCCTGAAGGGCTAGCACCGGACACGACCAGCCGCCCCGCCCGGCCGAAGCCGAGCGGGGCGGCTGCGGCCAGTCGGTGCGGCGTGTCAGGTCGTCGGCAGCATGGTGCGCTCCAGAGCAGCCATAAGATCACCGGCAGCGGCCAGCAGTCGCTCCGCCTGCTCAGGGTCGTCGACCGCCAGCTGGCCGGCAGTGAAGCCGAGCGCGGCGATGGTGCGCTGGATGGCGCCCCGGAGGTCGGCGATGTACGCATCACGAGGGTCGGTTTCCATGACGCCACATCATGGCGAACGCCCGGTGCCGCCACGCCGGAAACGGCGAATCCGCCCCGCCAGCCGGGCCGAAGCCGAGCGGGCGGGGCGGTGGTGTCAGTGCTGCACGAGCGGGATGGCGGCGACGACCAGGGCGGCGAGGCTGGTCAGCGCAGCCACCGTCGGCAACGGCCAGCGGCCGGCCTCCAGACGTCTCAGCCGCTGCTCGTGGTCGTCCAGGCGCGCACCGACGTCCCGATCAGCCGTCACCAGCGCGTCCAGCTTCGCTTCGAGTCGGACCAGACCGTCAGCCACCCGACGGACCTCCTCGTACATCTGGCCCGGGGTGATCACCACGCCCGGGTCGAGCGGCGGGCTGGTCACTCGCGCACCGCCGGGATCGGCGGCAGCTCCGCCCGGATGGGCGCCGACCGCAGCCAGCTCGGCAGCCAGCTGTCCACCAGCGGCAGCGCGAGCAGCCGGGTGATCGCGCCCGACACGGCCAGCACCGCGCCCAGGCCCGGCAGCGTGTCCGGCAGGCCGGCGGTGTGCACCAGCAACGGCATCCCGGCAGCCGCACCGGCCACCACGGCGAACACGGTGCGGGCCAGTCGGCGGGTCGAGTCCTTCATGGTCAACTCCTAGGCCTTGAGGGTGGTTTCGAGCATCCAGCCGACCGGGCACCGGCCGGTGTCGTCCGGGCTCGCCTTGACCCGGCCCACGGACACCTTCTGGTCGCCGTCCAGGATGGCGATGTTGACTCGCCCGCCGGCCCGCGGAACATGAAGCTCCTCGGTGATCCGGAAGTCCTGGATCGGGTCGTTCCAGACCGCGATCCGCAGCACTGCGTCGGCGAACTCGGCCGCGAAGGACAGGTAGACCTGGCCCCAGCCGACGGCTCCGCCGTTCTGCGGCGGCAGCGGGATCAAGGTCGCGTTCGCGAGGTCGTCGGCCAGGAATCCGGCCTTGACGTCGCCACTCAGCAGCGCCATGTCAGCGCACCTCCTCGTCGAGGCGGCGCCGGTCGGTCGACCGTGCCGCGGGGTTGTTGGTCAGGGTGTAGGGGCGGCCGGGCATCCACTGGCCGATGTCGTCGGCCCAGCCGGTGTTGTTGTCGACCTCGACGCCGTCGATCCGGGACGTTCCGGCCTGACGGATGTGTGCGCGCGGTTCCCAGCGGCCGCCGGACCAGGCCTCGGCCTGCCAGTACCAGGAGACGAGGCCGGAGTCGGCGGCCGCGGCGACGATGCGGATGCCGCCGTACACGCCGATCTGCTCGGCCGGCAGCACGTCGCGCACGCCCTGGAAGTAGGCTGCGACCCGCGGCCAGGTGGTGTCGGTGTCGACGGCGAAGTAGATCGGGCGACCACCCGGCATGCCGCAGGCGGCGGCCTGGCGGACGGCCTCGCGCGCGTCGGCGGCGCCGGCGGCCCGGCCGTCGAGGGCCCGGCCTGCGGTGGTCTCCCACACGACGCCGCACCAGATGCCTGCAGCGGCGAGCGCGGTGGCCTCGGCCAGGGTGAGGTTCTTTGACGGGTCCTTGCTGAGGTAGCGCATCACGAACGCCACTCCGGCGTCGCGGAGCGCGGCCGGGGGTGGCTTGGACCAGGGGTAGTCCACGCCGTACTGGGTCACAGCGACTCCCAGGGGTGAGGGCCCCAGCGCCTGTCGGCGGCGGGGTGGTGGTGAAGGCGGGTCAGGTGGTGGGGACGACCCAGCCGGTGGGCAGGGTGGTGGTCTCGGTGCCCATCGGCTCCGGCGGCGGGAGCGGCTCCGGGTCGCAGCCGCAGGCCGGCAGCAGCGCCGGGTCCGGGGCGGGGCAGTCGGCCTGGTGGACGTGCGCGGCGGCGTTCAGGGTGATCGCGTGCTGGGGGCAGCTGTAGACGGCGTCGGTGTGCGTCGGATCGGCGGCGCTGCGGCGCCGCCACTGCACGGCGGCCGCGGCCGGGCACGCGCCGCAGGTGGTTCCCTGGAGGTCAGGCATGGGAGTACCTCACGAATAGTGCGCAGCGAGTTTCCCCGCCGACGCTGGTGTTAAGCGCGCCGCCGGAGTTCTGCCAGCTGGCGACCTCGACGTAGTCGTTCGCGGTGAGGTACACGTCGCGGGTCGGGGTGACGATCACGGACTCGGCGGTGCCGTTGTTCGGGCCGTAGGTCTCGGCTCCGGGGATCGCGGCCCCGTTGACCTGGATGCGGGCGGTGCGGAATCCGGTGGAGTTGGGGACGTAGGCGGCGGTGCCGCACACGGTGTACCAGCCTGTGACCTGCGCGGTGTAGCGGCTGGAGTTGGTGGTGTTGCTGTGGCCGCCGTACAGGTCGGTCTGGGTGGTGTCGAGGGCCAGCGCGGTCCAGGTGCTGTTCGGGACGGACTGCACGGTGCTCTGGGTGCCGACGAACAGAGGCGGGTTCGTGAGGAAGGTGCCGTTGTTGCCGATCACGTTCATCGACGCGGCGGTGTCGAACTGGCCCGGGGCGAAGTTGGTCGCCCAGACCGGGACGGGGAGGTTGGCCACGCGGGCTCCTAGTAGGCGTAGGCGTGCTGGTCGAGGCGGCTGACGGCGTCCCAGGCCGTGGGGTCGGTGGCGCCGGCGGGCAGTGCTTCGCACACCACGTCGCCTGCGGTGTGCGCCTTGGTGGTGGCGGCGGTGAAGAAGACGGTCACCGCGGTCCAGCCGGCGGTGCTGCTGCCGACGCGGAGGATGGTGACGGTCTCCTGGTTGGCGGTGCCCAGGCCGAGGATCAGCTGCCCGCCGGCGGGGAGTTGGGCGGCGGCCGGGTCGGTGTTGTTCTGGCCCGGCGGGTTCTTGATGATGATGCTGGTCGCTCCGGCGGCGACTGTGGTGGCCACCGCGGTGTGGAACGCGGCGAGGACGCCGTAGGGGGTGGTGTCGACCGGGGAGAGCTGCAGCGTCCAGGTCGCGCTGTCGGCGGCGATCGCGGGCTGGATGTTCTCGACGAAGCAGGGCTGGGAGATGAGGTTCCCGGCGGCGGTGCGGCGGTTGACGGTGACGCGCATGCCGAGCTCCAGCGACAGGCACACGGGCCACAGCGCCGGGTTGGCACCCGGGTTGAGGACCAGGGAGGTGATTCGCAGCGCGGGCTGCCGGTACCTGCTGAGGAGGTAGTTCGCGGCGTCCTGGACCTCGAGCGCGGAGGCGGTGTTGATGGAGCGGGACATGGTCCGCGGGTAGTACTGCGTGATGGACGGCTGGTCGACGGCGGTGAACACCTGCCCGGTGCTCGCCCTGGTGGCGGTGACGATGTTGGCGAGCCGGGTGGGGTCGTAGTCGAACGCGACGCCGGGCTCGTACGGGTACTCGCCGGGGCCGTCGCCGAACACGTAGGCGCTGACGAGCTTGTTGTAGCGGTCGGAGCGGGCGCGGAACGTCAGGGTTCCGGCCCGGTCGACGTAGTGCGTGCCGGCCTCGGTGGCCGTGGCGTCCTGGAGCGCGGACAGGGCGTCGGTGCCGCCGGTGGCGGGGCCCATGGCCCTGGTGAGGCCGGCCTGGATGCTGGTGCTGCCCGTGTACCCGGCCCAGTTGAGGATGCGGGTGTAGCGGGTGTCGGTGGAGTCCCCGGCGAAGGCGGACTTCCACGCGGTGTAGATCGTGGTCATGTCGGTGTCGGCCAGGGCTGTCGGCCACTCGGTGACGTACGCGAGGTCGCCCTGCCAGGTGTCGATGGTGCCGTTGCCGGCGGTCGGGTCGACGTAGGCGCCGAGGTTGTCGCTGATCAGCCCGGTGGGTTCGTTCGCCGCAGCGAACGGCCAGTAGATGTTGGTCCCGTCGAAGTTGATGATCAGGTAGCCGCTCGCGCGGCTGTAGCTGGCGATGGCCAGGTGCCAGTTCCCGTCGGCGACGTTCGCCGTGGACGGGCTGTACACCGAGATCGAGCCGCCGGGCCCCGAGATGGCGATCCCGAAGCGGGCGGCGGTGTCGATCTGCCAGTACATGCGGGAGCCGCCCGGGTTGTTGTTGACCCGTCGGCTCTCGAAGCTCGACCACATGATGGCGCCGTCGGACGGGGTGCTGCCCGCGGTGTAGCGGAAGGCGATCATGCGGGTCCAGGCGGAGGGGTCCGCGGGACCGGTGATGCCGGCGCTGCTGAGCGAGATGTAGGAGGCGGCGCTGAGGAGACTGGTGCCGGGGTTGGCGTTGAGGATGCTGGTGACGGTGCCGGTGGATCCGGTGAAGGCGCCGCCCGGGCTGGCGGAGGTGATCTGGGTGCCGGAGGTGATGGTGCCGGGCCCGTACTTGCTGACGTTGACCGGGGCGGGCCGGTTCGTGCCGGCGGTGTCCGCGAACGTGGTCGCGCCCTGGCTGTCGCCGAGGGTGTAGAGGAACCTGGGAGAGCGGGAGAGGATCTCCTGGGAGAGCGGATCGCGCAGCTGGACCTGGGAGAGGAGCGCGAAGGTGTCGACGCACGTGGGCGTGCAGACGGCCCGTGTCGGGTCGGTCCAGGTCTGCGGCCACCGCTCGGCGAATCCGGCGTAGATCGGGTACCAGGTGCCGGGCTGGACCCAGGCCGACGCCGCCGAGGCCTTCTCCAGCTGCCACTCGTCGACTTGGACGGTGATGGCCGCGGCGGGGGCTGCCGCGGGCATCACGCCGCAGGCCAGCCCGAGTACACCGGCCGGGAGGGTGGCGGTGACCGTGACCTGTGTCCACGCGGCGGTCGGCGAGCCGGTCAGGGTGACGGTCGCGCCGAAGGTCTTGGTGCTGCTGCCGCCCGGGATCAGGTACGCGCCGATGTACGGGCGGACCTGCACGGTGCCGGATGTGACGGCCCGGATCCTGGCCTGCATGGTGTAGGTCGTGCCGCCCTCGGCCGCGGGCTCCGCCGTGAAGAGGATGGTGGCGGTGACCGGCGCGCCCGCCGGAACCGCGAACTGCAGCACCCGGGCGCCGCGGAAAGCGGTGGCGCTGGCGGCGATGGAGCCGCCCGTGGGATCGAGCTCGCTCCAGATCTGCGTGGCGCTGCCGCTGATCGGTCCGAGCGGCTGTCCGCCGGCGTCGCCCCCGGTGGCCTGGATCTGGTTCAGTAGGTTGATCGTCGCCGGCCACTGGGCGCGCTTGCGGACCGGCTGGTACGGCACGACGCGCCCGTACCAGGGGCCGGCCGTGTTGGTGGGGTCGAACGCGCCGTCGGTGTTGTCGAGGGTGAGCCGGTACTCGCCGGCGCGGACCTGGTCCAGCTCGTACTGGCGCCCGCGCTGGGCGGCCGTGGTGCCGATGACGCGGCGGGTGATCTCGGCCCACCGCACGCCGGGCAGGTTGCCCCCGGCCGCACCCCAGTTCGGGCCCCAGGACTCTTCGATCAGCGGCCAGTTCGGGTTCGGCAACGTGGCCTCCTAGCGCTTGTACGACGGGTAGGTGCTGTTGTTGCGGGCGCCGTCCTGCAGGGTGCCTGCCCGCACGATGTCGACGAGCTGGCGCTCCGCCAGGACGGAGCCCTGGACGGTGATGTGGGTGTTCTGCTGGACGATCTGGCCGCCGCCCGCGCCGGCGAGCGCGAGGCCTCCGCTGCCGAGGCCGGGCATGGCCGGCATCTGGGCGGCGGCCAGGGCCTGTTGGGCGACCGAGGTGACCGCCGCGGCGGCCTGGGAGGCCTGGGCGCGCACGCCCTGTGCGATGCCCGCGGGGATCCAGCCGCCGACCTGGTCGGCGAACGCCCGCGAGGGGCTCTTGATGCCGAGGTAGCTCTTGGCGGCGTCGAGGGCGTTGTTCGCGAGGTTCTTGAGCTCGTCGTAGAGCCAGCTGGCCCCGGACTCGACGCCGTGGACGATGCCCATGACGATGTCGTAGCCGACGGACCCGAACCGGTGGCCGAAGCCGGCGGCGATGTCCCAGGCCGACGACAGGGCATCGCCGATCGTGCCGGTCACCCGGTCGAAGACGGAGCTGATCTCCGTCCAGATCTCGTGGACCGGGGTGAGGATCTCCTGCTTGAACCCGAGCCAGGCGAGGCGCCCGATCGTGGTGATCTGGTCCCACTTCGCGGAGAGCCAGATCATCAGGGCGGTCCACACGATGACGATGTCGGTCCAGATCAGCATGATCGGGTCGATGACCGCGGCGTGCACGGCCTGCCAGAACCCGACGGCGACCGCGACGATCCCGCTCCAGATCCACGCGAAGAACGCGACGACGTTGTGCCACACCGAGACGGCCGTGTCGAAGACCGCCTGGTGGAATCGGTTCCACAGCGCGACGATCGTCGCGATGACGGGCAGGAAGATCACCAGCAGCAGCGGCCACCACTTCGCGAAGAAGCCGGCGACGGCGTTCCAGATCTGCGACGTCACCGCGTAGAGCCAGTTCCACGCGGCCACCAGCGGGTCGACCACGGTGTGCCACGCGGACGACAGCCACGCGCCGGTGGCGTTCCACGCTCCGACGACCCAGCCGACGATGGCGTCCCAGATCTGCGACGTCTGGTCGGAGAGCCAGTGCCAGGCGGCGACGACGACCCGCGCGGTGACCAGGGCGGCGCCGCGGATCCAGTCCCACACCGCGCGCCAGTGGACGATCAGCAGCACGATCGCGGCGATCAGCACCATCACCCCGATGATGATCCACACCACCGGGTTGGCCAGCGCCGCGGCGGTGAAGTTCCACATCGCCACGGTCAGCGCGACCAGCGCGACGACCAGGACCCCGGCGATGACCCCGGCGGCGATCTTCGCCGCCAGGGCGTGCTCGGTGATCCACCTCGCGCTGTTGGCGACCACGACGGCGATCTTCTCGACGTACGGCATCAGGTACTGGCCGATCTGGATCGCCAGCGCCCCCGCGCTCGCCTTCGCCGAGTCCAGCTTCTGGTTGAAGTTGGCCTGGACGTCGGCCCAGCCCTCGATCTCCTGGCCGCCCTCTTTGACGTGCTCGTTGATCGTCTCCGTGTTGCGGCGGAACAACTCCATGTGAGGACCGGTGAGTTGGAGCGCGGCCATCATGCTCTTGGTGCCGCCTACCATCGTCGCGAGCGCGCCGATGTAGGTCTGCTGCTCGGGCGCGAGGTTCGCCAGCACCTTCTCGTAGTCGGAGGTGTTGGCGGACGCCTTGCGCAGGTGCTCGATCAGGACGGTGCCGGCCGGGCCCATCTTCGACTGGATGGCGTCGGTCAGCATCTCCAGCGTGGAGGCGAGGCCGTTCTTGCCGAGGTTCTGCCCGACCTCCACCGCCGACAGGCCGAGCGACTTCATCTCCATCGCGGCCTTGCCGGACGGGTTGGAGAGCGCGCCGATGGTCTGCCGCAGGTACGTGGCGGCGACGTCGGCGGTGGTGCCCTGCGCGGTCATCGTCGCCATCGCGCCGAGGACCTCGTTCAGGCCGACCTTCGCGGCCGCGGCGGTCGGCAGGATCTTCGACATGGAGCCGGCCAGCGCCTCCATGTTGGTCTTGCCGTTCGCCTCGGTGGCCACCAGGGCGTTGGTGACTTCGGCGGCCTTGTCGGCGCCCATCGAGTAGGCGTTGAGGCCGGTGGTCACCGCGTCGGCGACGGTCGCCAACTCGGCCGCGCCGACCTTCGCGCCCATCGCCGAGTCCCGCAGCACCTCCAGGCCGGCGGAGCCGTGGAAGCCCGCCGACTCGATCTGGTAGAGGCCCGCGGTCAGGTGCTCGGTGCTCTGGCCGACCTCGCCCGCCATCGACAGGACGCCGTCGCCGACCGCCTTCATGTTCTCCGCGGCCTCGCCCGCCGACGTGCGGATGCGAGTCATCTGGAACTGGAAGTCTCCGGCGGCCTCCACCGCGTGCTTCCCGGCCTCGAACGCGGCCAGACCGAGACCCGCGATCGCGGCCTTGCCGATCATGCCGGTCTTGGCGAACGCGCCCGCGCCGGCAGCGTCCGCGGACGCAAGCTCGGTGCGGACCTCGGCCATGGCGGTCTTGACGCCCTTGGACGACCCGAGGAACTCGATGAAAACGGGAGGCAGTCCGGCCAAGTCGGCCACCTCCCATCGGTGCTCGCTGTTGAGTTGTGGTCAGGCCGTTCGGCCTGTCAGCTGGTGGCCTTCTTCCACGCGGCCACCCAGATGCCCTCGATCTTGGGCATCGCCTTGTTCACGCCGGGCTTGAAGTAGGGGTACCGGGCCTCGAGTTGGCCCTTGTACAGGTTCTGCGGGCCGCCCTTGGACCCGGCGAGGACGACCCCGTTCCAGCCGCCGCCGGGCACCGGCCGGGGCCGCTTGTCGGACCTGATGGCCTTCGACAGCGAGCCGGTGAGCCGGCCGGGGCCGCCGGACTTGGTGACGTGGTGGGGCGTCAGGCCCAGGTTCACGGCGCCGCCGGTCCGGGAGGACTTGCCGCGGTGGTCCCACCGCGGCCGGCCGCGCAGGCCGGACTTGATGGCCGACTTGGTGACGCCCTGCACGGCCTTCAGGGCCTTGAGGGTGGCGAGGTCGATCCGCTTGTCCAGCGCCACCACCGCGGCCTGGGCCTCGCGCACCCCGCGCACCGACACCCCGATCCCGTCAGCCACGGGCCGCCTCCTTCTCCCGGTCCGAGCGCAGCTTCGAGACCGTGTCGTCGACGGCGAGCAGCCAGTCGAGGGTGAGCGCGCTCTCGTCGTCGAGCGCGGACGGCGGGCAGTGCAGCAGCGTGCACAGCCGCCAGGTCCGGTACTCCTCGTACGGGACCTGGTCGGCCGTGTACCGCATCCCCTCCAGCGCGCCCCTCAGCCGCCGGAGGGCGCGGTAGGGGATGCCGGGTCGGGGTTCGGCTCGGCGAGGTTGGGGTTCAGCGCGCTCTGGTACGGCGCGACGATGCGCTTCAGCTCGTCGAGGGCGGGCCCGGGCAGGTCCAGGACGCCCTCGGTGCTCACCGGCACCGGCTGGTCGCGCTCGTCGAGGAAGCTCCAGCCGCGCACCACCGCGACCAGCAGCAGGTCCTGGACGTCCTCGAGGACGGTCATCATCTCCGGGGAGACGGACGCGCCGATGCGCCGCTTGTCCTCGTCGCTGATGGTCTGCGCGGTGATGCCGTCGGCGATGGCGCCCTGGATGGTCGAGGTGAAGGAGGCGTCGGCGAGCAGCTGCATCGTCTTGGCGCGGATCGGGCGGCGGGCCCGCTCGCGGATGTCCTGCACGGGCCGCAGGTCGGCCCACTGGCCGTTCGGCAGGGGGACGCGGTTGGCGGAGTGGATGTCGATGTCGGTCACTTGTACGTCCCGGAGGTCACGGCGTTCTGGAGGGTGATCTTGCAGGGGCTGTAGCCGCCCGAAGCACCGGCGTCGGTGGCGTTCGCCAGGGCCTCGTAGGTGACGGAGAGCTCGATGTAGTCCTTGCCGCGGGAGATCTCCGCGTCGGAGTACGCGCACTTGGACGCGTGGAGCTTGACCTGCACCGCGGAGGCCCCGGCGCCCTGGGAGAAGTTGAAGTCGAGGGCGGGCTTCGCGTTCGTCAGGTAGTTGGTGAGCTGGGCGTCGTCCTCCATGATCAAGGTCATTTTCCCGGCCACGGAGACCGGGCCGGACCACAGCGCGTACGGGGCCTGCGAGCCGTCGGCCGTGTTCAGCGCGGTGACGGGCCGCTTGACGGTGAACTCGCCGTCCAGCAGCAGCAGCGAGGACACGCCGGCGATCTGCACGGCTCCGTTCCACCCGGCGATCGGCGTCACCGAGGTGAACGACGGGACGGGCGCGCTGGCGGCCGCGGAGGCCAGCGCGAGGCCCTTCGCCGAGTACTGCAGCAGCCCGTCGCCGGAGAACTTGAGGCCCAGCTCGCTGAACTTCAGGCCGGCGTACTGGCGCGCGGTGATCGCGTAGTAGTCGGTGAAGGTGTAGCTGGGCGGCTGGGCGGTGCCGGTGTTGAGGACCGCGGCGGCGTGGGTGAACGGGGCGCTGGCGCCGGTGGTGGTGAGGTCGCCCAGGACGCCGGTGACGGCCCAGCCGATGGTGTCGGGGATGACGTCGCCGCCGAACTCCAGTTCGGCCCAGAGCGGGCCGGAGATCTTGTCGTAGACCTCGACCATCGAGCCCCGGTAGCCCTTGTCGTCCAGGAGCGTGAGCTTGTCCTTGGGCTTGATGTCGGTCACCGGGATGAACGCGGTCGCCGCCACCGCGGTGCCGAAGACGGTCTCCTTCGCGATACCGGCGAAGGACCGTTCCGTGGGCTGAGGCATCGTCACTCACCTGCCTTCGGGGTGTCGGTCGGCGCCGCCGGGGCGGGGGCCGGGGCGGTCTTGGCCGCGCGGGGTGTCGGCGGCGCGGTGGGCTCGGGCGCCGGGGCGGGGTCGGGCGGCGTCCAGCGGCCGTCGCCCGGGTTGGCGGCCAGTTCGTACTGGGCGCCCGGGTCGGGGGTGAGGGCGAGCGTCGGGTAGTACCGGTCCGGCTCGCCCTCGTAGGTGTACGTGGGCACGGGGGTCTCCTAGATGCGCTGCATGCAGGTGATGGACAGCTCGGCCTGGCCGACCCGGCCGGTGTGGTCGCTCGCCCAGAGGACGTCGATCGTGTTGGTCGTGGGCCGGGCCACCAGGACGGTCCCGCCGAGGGTGGGGTCGGTGCGGACGACGGCGACGACCTGGTCGACGAGGTCGGCGGCGCGCTCGAACGCGGACTGGGCGTCGTCGCCGCGCGCGACCTCGATGACGATGGCGATCGTGTAGTGCTCCTCCAGCCACCCGGCGCCGCCGGAGCCGACCATCGAGGACACGCTGATGTCCCGGGCCACCCTGCCGACGGACACGATGTCGGCAGGCTGGTAGGTCCCGGGCTCGTCCAGGCACACCAGCAGCGAGGCGTTCGGGTCGCCGTAGTGGCCCTGCCCGTTCACCAGGCCGCTGTCCGGCGTGAGTTGGGCCGCGAGCGCCTTGAACAGCCATAGGCGGGCAGCGGGCACGGAGGAGGCGGGGATGCTCATCAGGCCACCCCCGGCGGCCGCTTGAACGGCTTCCAGAGCTCCAACACCCGCGCGGGCAGCGCGAATCCGGTCGGCACCGTGGCACCGTCGGCGTCGTACGAGCCGGTCGCACCGAACGCCGGCCTGGCGGCCTGCTGGGTGAGCTGCCACAGGTGCCGGATCAGCTCCAGCGCTCCGAGGAACACCGTCGCCGGGACGGCGCCGCCGGTGCCGGAGGTGTAGACGACCCTGACGTTGCGGGTGCCGGCCGGGAACGGGACCGCGACGCCGACCGCGCGCCGGGTGATGGAGCCGCGCTCCGCATCGACGGTGTAGCCGTAGGAGTCGGTGCTGCTGCCCAGCGGCTGCTCGGTGAGGATCCACGAGCTGGCGGCGACGTACTCGACGACCGTCTGCACGGACGCCAGCGGCAGCCAGTCCAGGGCGATCGTGGACCGGCCGCCGTCGTGCCACTCGGTGTGCAACTCCGCGGTGATCGGCCCGCACACGTCGCGCACGTGGTCGTCGGCGGCGGCCATGAACCGCTGCAGCTCCAGGTCCTGGCGGGTGTCGGTCGTCGGGATGTTGAGGTGCAGCTTGACGGAGGCCAGGTCGACGATCGGCATCCGTCAGCTCCCGGTGTTCTCGGGCGGCTTGGCCGCGGCGGGGGCCTGCTTTCCGCCCTTGCCCGCTGCTCGGCTGGCCGGGGCGGCGGCCTGCGGCGCGGGGTCGGCGGTGAGCTCGTCCAGGGCGGCGCGCAGGGTGCGGGCCGCGGCAGCGGCCTCCCCGGCGGGGATGTCCTGGCCGCGCTCGGCCAGCTCGGCCGCGCGGTCCTCCAGGTGTTCGATGTCCGCCTCGATCTCGGCGGCGACGCGCTCGGCCTGTGCGGAGGCCTGCGCGGCGCGCTCGGGGCGGTCGTACTGGGAGTGCCGGGCGTACTCGTTGCGCAGGCCGCGCAGTTCGGCGACACGGTCGTGCATCGGTTCCTCCAGAGTGGTGCCCGGGGCGCCGCCGAGGGGACGGGCGGCGCCCCGGGAGCGCGGGGTCAGAAGCCGGTCGGCGCGGCCAGGCCGGTACCGGAGATGACGGAGATGGTCTCCGGCCGGCGGTCCGGCATGAAGGCCACGTAGTTGTAGACCTGGAAGCGGACCTGGAGGGTGCCGGAGAGGACCTCCTGCAGCACGCGGGTGCGCATGTTGCCCTCCCACAGGAACAGGTCGGAGGTGCGCATCGCGACGATGCGGTCCTCGTTCGTGCCGCCCCCGAGGTTGGCGGGGATGTTGCCGTCCGCCAGCAGCGGGAAGTTCAGCACGCGTCCGACGGGGCCCTCGACGTCACCGCCGGTCTGCAGGGCGAGCGGGTTGAAGGGGGCGTTGGTCTCCGGGAGGATGAACGGCCGGTTCTGGGAGTCGAGCTGGGAGGCCATCCAGAACCACCGCTGCGGGGTGAGGAACACCGCGGTGGGCATCATCTTGCGCTTGGTCGCGGACTGCGACAGCGCCTGCATGGCGGGCAGGTAGAGCTCGGGCAGGGTCGGCGTGGCGTCGGTGTAGGTGATCGCGTTGATGCCGGAGACGTTCAGGACGCCCTTGAGCTGGCCGGCGCTCCCTGAGCCGTTCCAGCATTGGGTGTCCAGGGTCTGGTTGTAGTCGGCGATCAGGTCGGCGAAGGTCACCTCGTCGAAGCTGGCCGGCGACTGGTCGAGCAGCTGCAGCGCGATGTCCTGCTGTCCGGCGATGGTGCGCACCGGCGCGGTGACGAAGGTGTCGGTGAGGTCCTGGGAGGTGACCGCGGCGGCGTCGGCGGTCTGGACGCCGGTCTTGGTGCCGGTGGCGACCTTGGGGACGTTGATGGAGTCGGTGCCGGCCGGGAGGGTCAGCGGGCGTACGGAGTTGGCGAGCACCCGGCCGAAGCGGGGCAGGTCGATGTAGTCGTCGATCAGCCACATCGGCGGCACGAAGTAGCCGCCCTGGCCATCGGTCCTGTTCGGGTTGACACGCTGTTCGAAGGTGGAGCGGCGGTCGATCGAGCGCAGTTCCTTGCGGGCCTGCTCGGCGCGGAGCTTCTCGCGCCGCGGCATCTCGACGTCCATCTCCTGGCCGTGCCGGTGCAGTCGCTGCCGGGCCTCGCCGTTGTTGAACAGCGTCGCGTTGGCGAGGTCGAGGAAGTAGGAGTGGCCGCTGTGGCGCTCGTAGGTGAGTGGCTCGGAGACGACCTCGACGCTGGGCGCGTACCGCTTGGCGCGCTCGGCCGCGGCGTCGTCGCGCTGCAGCTGGTCGTCGAGTTCGGCGATCCGCTCGTCGATCTCTCGGATCTGGGTCTCGGCGGCGTCGAACCGTCCGCGCTCCTCCGGGGTGAGGTCGCGCCGCTCGGCGGTGGGCGTCTTCAGGATCTCGGCGAGCTCGGCCTTGAGCTTGGCACGCCGGTCCTGCAGTGCCGCGATGAACTCACGGGACATGGTGAACGTCCTTCTGGTGGTGGGGTGTTGGTGGCGTGCCTGCGGCTCGGGTGGACGTCCGGGTGGCGGCCAGGTGCCCGAGGGCGGCGTGGCGGCCGGCGCGGCTCCGGCGCGGACGGCAGGCGGGGTGTGGTCAGAGAGCGAGGAAGCGCGCGCGGGCCTGGTCGAGGCCGAGCAGGGCCGGCGCGTCGGGCTCCTCGCGCGCGGCTGTGAACTCGGCGGCGAGGCGCTCGTACACCGCGCGGCGCTCGTCCGGGCTCAGCTGCTGCAGCTGGCCGCCGAGTTCGCGGGCGTTGAGCTGGGCGCCGGCCGTGTTGGGGTTCGCGCCGTAGTTGACGACGCTCACGTCCCCCTTGTTCAGGGACACCTCGAGGATGTCCCGTTGGTCGTAGTCCGGGGACCACTGCTGGCGGGTGACCCAGAATCCGAAGCTCATTTCGTCGACGTCGCCGCGTTCCATCGCGCTTCGCAGAGCGGCGACGTGCGGGGAGGCGGGGTCGAGGTCTGCTTCGGTGTGCAGGCCGGTGGAGTCCTCCGCGAGCCGCAGGGTGCCGGACTTCGTCCGGGCCAGCGTCAGGCCGGTGTGGTTGACGAGGAACGGCACGTCGGCGCCCTCGCTCAGGGTCTTCTTGAAGGCTCCGGAGCGGACGACCTCGGTGTAGGTGCCGAGCCAGTCCTCCATCTCGTAGCCCTGCTCGGTCACGGAGGCGTAGCCGGTGAAGGTCAGGCTCTCGCCGCCGGTGCCGTTCGGCTTGGCACGCAGCTCCACCCCGCGGAAGGGGGTGCTGCGGTGCTGGACGGTGGTGGGCCGCACGGCCCGGGTGGACAGGTCCATGGGCTCACTCCTCGGTGGACGGGGCGGGCGCGGGCGCGCCGGGCGAACTGGCACCGCTGTGCGCGGAGTTGAGGGGCGCGAAGATGTCGTCGCCGCCCGGCACCGGTGGCAGGTTCTCCTTGGCGCGGGACTCGTTGATCGTGAGGATCCCGGAGGTGCGCGCCTGGGTGTACGCCGCGTACCGGCCGGAGGTGTTGGTGCGCTGCAGCGCGGTGGTGTCCATCCGGGCGGATGTGCCGCGGGGCAGCATCGCCGTCCAGGCGTCCTCCACGACGCCGATCAGCGGCTCCAGCGTGTAGGTGAGGAACCCGATGCCCTGCTCCTCGATGCCGGTGCCCCAGCTGGTGGTGCGGTCGACCTGGCCGAGCATGTGCGGCGGGACGCCGTACAGCATCGCCACGTCCAGGGTGGCGGCCGCCTTGGTGCCCAGGAACTGGGCGTCCTCCGGCGTGACGGAGATGGACTGCCACTTCGCGCCGCCGGACAGGATGCCGATGGAGTGCGCACTGGCCATGCCGGAGTGGCTGGCCTCGAACGCCTCCTTCATCTGGCGGGCTTTGGCCCGGTCGAGGTCGGCGTCGACGGTGATGACGCCGCTCAGGTGGGCGCCCTTCTCGAAGAACTTCCCGCCGAAAAGCTGCGCGGCCAGGCCGAGGCCGATGCAGTGCCGGGCGTAGGAGATCGGGGACATTGCGGTCGGCGCGCCGGGCAGGCACATGCCCATCAGGTGGACCATGTCGGCGGGGTTCTCCACCGGCTCGTTGTCGACCCTGTAGCAGCGCTCGCCGTCGTCGTCCCAGTCGACCTTCACACGGTCGGGGTGAAGGACCATCAGGCGTGTCGGGCGGAAGAGCCAGTCTCTGGAGGTGACCAGCGCGTAGGCGTTGCCGCGCAGGCCGAGCGAGACGGCGAGCTGCTGGAAGCCGGCCCGGCGGGACAGGCGGCGCAGGTCGTTCGCGCCGCCGAACGGATCGGCGACGATGGCGGGTTGGTCGGGCACCGGCACGGTGATGCCGCCCTGGGGGCGCATCGCCGCGATCGGCAGGGAGGACACCGCGGTCGACAGGATCCGGACGCACGCCCACACGGCAGCGAGCTGCATCGCCGTCTGGTCGGTGACCGGCATCCCGGCCGCCGACAGGCCGGACAGCGACCCGTTGGTGGGGATGGAGGAGTCGCCCCACTGAGTGACGGCGCGACGTTCGAACGCGCGGCGCAGGATGCTCACCGGCTCACCGCCCGGCCGATGAGCAGCAGCAGCGCGCCGGCCGCGGCGAGCCCGGCGACCGGGTGCAGCCACCAGGCGGCGCCGTCCAGACAGGTCAGGCCGGCCAGGTCGACGATGTCGGACAGCGCAGTGCGGGAGACTCTGAGGTGGGGCGGCTTCACGGCACCTCCTACAGGTCGGCCCAGCTGAAGAACTGCGGCTCGGGGGGGAGTTCGGGCTCTTGGACGGCGCGTTCCAGCGCCATCACCGCCGAGACGGCGAGGTCGATCTTGCGGGGGCTGTGCTTGGCGTCCTTGCTCAGCCGGGAGCCGCGGGAGTCGGTGCGGATCACGCAGTTGGCGAGGTGCCGGGCCAGACGCGGGTCGCCGGAGTGCGTCAGGGTCCGGTTCATCACCGACTCGTAGAAGCGGGTGGTGGCCGGGATCATGCGGGCCGGGCTCTGCGGGAACTCGACGACGGGCAGGCCCTCTTCCTCGAGCACCTGGTAGGTGCGGCCCCAGCGGTAGGGGTCGCAGTCGATCTCGCGCACCGTCCAGCGGCGGCAGGCCTGTCGCAGGGCGTCCTCGACTTCGAGGATCGGCACCGTCCAGTCCTGGCCGGCCTGCTGCGGGCGCTCCCACGCGGCGACGACGTCGACGTGCGGCACCTCGGTGCACGAGACGGCGGTGATCGCGGTGGAGTCGCCGTTGAACGAGCCGTCGAAGCCGATGCACACCTCGGTGCCGTCCGGGATCGGCCCGGGCGCCGCGCAGGCGTCCCACGCGCCGGCCGGGAGCCAGGCGGTGGCGGTGTTCACCCACTGGTTGAGGCGCTTGGTGCGGAACTCCGCCTCCGGGGTGCGCTTCACCGCGCTGGCGAAGTCCTCCGGGTCGATCAGGTCGCCATAGGCGGGGTTGGCGATCCGCCAGGTCTCCTCCAGCCTGTGGTCCGCCTCGTCCGGCGCGCCCCACCAGGCCATGAAGAACGTCGGGTCGACCTCTTCGCCGGCCGCGAGCCGCTGCCCGTACTGGAAGAGCTGGTAGCAGATCGAGTCCAGGCCGCGGGAGTCGGTCTTCACCCCGGCGGTGGTGATGGCGACGATCAGCGGGTCGAGCTGGGCGCCCATGGCCAGCGACATGACGTTCCACAGGTCCGGGTTCGGCTGGACGTGCAGCTCGTCGAAGACCACCCGGGTGGGCCGCAGGCCCTCCTTGGTGAACGCCTCCGCAGACAGGCACCGGTAGACGCTGCCGGAGCCGATGACCTCCAGCGCGTCCTTGTACGGCTTGATCGCCTCCGACAGGTCGGGCGACGCATCGACCATCCGCTTGGCGTCGCCGAAGACGATCCGGGCCTGCTCCTTGTCGCCGGCGCACGAGTACACCTCGGCGCCCTCGCACTCGAACAGGCCGTCCAGCGCGATGCCCGCGCCGAGTCCGGACTTGCCGTTCTTCCGGGGCTCGCCGATCAGCGCGATGCGGTGTCGCCGCCGGCCGTCGGCGCGGCGGGCAAAGAGGTGCGCGAGCAGGGTCTGCTGCCAGTCGCGCAACAGCAGCGGCGACCCGGACGGCCCGGCGAACGAGTCCTTCGTGACCGTGCACAGCGTCTCGACGAACTCGACCACCGCAGGACCGTCGCCGCGGCGCACGTCCGCGGCCGGGACCGGGGTGAGGAACCTGGGCGGCCAGTTACTCGCCGCCGGCCGCCCGCGCCTGGCGCCGCGCGATGAGCGCATCGAGCTTGCTGGCACGCTTCACCTCCGCGTAGCCGAGCCGGGCCCGGTCGGTCGGTGTGAAGCCGCACAGCGACTCCCACTTCGTCATCTGCGCCTCCAGGACGCGGATCTGGGCGAGCAGCGGATGCGCACGGGTCTGCCCCATCGAGCCGGCCACCATGTAGCCGTCGGCGGCGACCTGGTCGCGCATCGCCTCGCGCTCGTCGTGCGCCTCGCACAACCTGGTGAGCACGTCCACGTCCGTGGTCGGCGACAGCCACGCCTGGCCGGCGGTCCACAGTCGGTCCCACACCGTTCGGCCGGTGTCGCCGAGCGTCGCGGGCGGCGGCGGAAGGTGCGCGACCGCGGCCAGCTGCACCACCGGCTCCGGGAGGGGCCTGCCGCCGGGGTTGCCGGTGAGGCGCTTACGCTCCGTGGGCGTTGGAGGCCGGCCTGCGGGCATGATCAACACCCCCGAGAAAGACCAAGGTCAAAAATGGCCCGAATTTCGCGGCCGTGTGTGGGGGCTGGGGGGCCGGGTCCGAAGACGATCATGCTCCGAACTTTCGCCCACCCCCCACTGCGTGACGAAGGCTCGGTCACTCGTCACACTGTGTGACATCTGGCTGTGTCCTACTGGCGGTTGCCCTTGCGGGAGTTGCACGAGCGACACAGCACCGCGAGGTTCGAGGCGGAGTTGGTTCCACCCTTGGACATGGGCGTGACGTGGTCCGCTGTGAGGTCAGTGGCGTGGTGCGCGGGCACGTTCCAGCCCGGGCACCAGTCACCGTGCTGGGCTCGGTGTGCTGCCACTGCTGCTCGTGCTGTGCGTTGGTAGCGGGAGTCGTACCCACGCTGTGTGGCGCTGCCACGGAGCTGGTCCTGCCGGGCCTGCCACGCGGCCTGGTGCGTGTCGCACCTACTGGCGTTGCGGGTGAGCGTGCCGCAGTCCAGGCACGGGCGACGTCTGCGCACGAGGGCACCTCCGAATCCCGGGTAGGGGGTTGGTCCGGCGGCGCCGTCGTATGTTGACCCCCGGGGTCAACGTCGACGGTCTGAAACGGCGAGAGCCCCGCGGCTGCTGCTCGGCCGCGGGGCTCTCGAAGGTCTGGACTCTGCCGTTTTCGGGCAGGAAGATCTGGCAAGATCGTGCGCCCTGGTCAGGGGCGGTGTCAAGCGCCCTGGTCAGTTGATGTGGGGCGGGCGGCGATGACGTCGGCGACGCGGTAGATCGGGTGGTGGGCGCTGCCTCCCCACCGGGTGAGACGGCCTCGGCGGACCCAGCCGCGGATGACTGCCGGGGTCACACCGGCGGCCTGGGCAGCCTGGGCGGTGGTGAGGTAGCCAGGGGGCAGGGAGAGATATTGCACATCACCAGTGTGCAGGCATCCCCCGTCGGCTACAGGGCGGCAAGCGCGAACGCGGCGGGCAGGAGGCCGACGGTGATGTGCAGGGCCTGGTCGACAAGCGGCGCGCCGGCACCACTCTCCAGGAACGCTGCGCTGCCGGTGTTGCGCATCCACCAGGCGACCGGCCATCGGCGGTCGATCAGGCCGTGCGAGAAGCCGATCCAGGCGATGGCGAGCGCGGCCGGCCACGGGGCGATGTCGAGATCGAGGGCGGCCCGGGCGGTGCCGAGCAGCACCGCGGTGACGGCGACGTGGGTGGCGACGTGCAGCAGGTTCGCGCGCCAACCCTGCCAGCCCGGGCCGGACTTGAGGGTGGCCATGCGGTCGCCCTGGAAGAGGTAGTCGGCCGCGTAGTGGGCGACGAGGAGCAGGAATCCGATGGTGCCGAGCATGATGCCTCCCGGGCATGGGAAGGCCCCGCGCACCGGGTGGTGTGCGGGGCCTTGGTCGTGCGGGTCGGGTCAGCGGGCGGTGGCGGCGGGGAGTTCGGTGATCGGGCCGTCCCAGACCTTCACGTCGGGGGTGCCGCCGCCGGCGCGCCAGTCGCGGGCGATCTCGTCGGCGAGCTCCTGGGCGGTGCCGTCGAAGTGGGTGCCGGTGACTCGTTCGCCGGGGGCGGGCTGGTAGCTGTAGTGGGTGCGGGGCATCGGGTTCTCCGTCGGTTCGTGCCCTGTAGTCGGGCGTGTAGTCGGGCTGTAGTCGGGGTTGTAGTCGGGTAGTTGTGCAGGTGGGAGGCGGTCTGTAGTCGGCCGGGGAGGGGCGGGGCCCGCTCCTGGGGGAGGGGCCCCGGAAGGGGCTTCGAGAGGGGCTCCGGAAGGGCTCCGCGGGGCCCTGAGCCGGAGCCCAACTAGGCGGCCTGGGCGGGGGTGTGGTCGACGGCCGGTCGGGGAGGCAGGGAGGGGGCCCGGCCGAGAAGGTCCCGGAGGTGGCTGACGGACCATCCGGGGGAGGTCTTCCGTTCGCCCTTGATCACGACCGACACGGCCTTCTTCGGGGGGATCCCGGCGGCCCTCACGGCGGCGCCGAACCCGCGGGCGTCGGAGCCCTGGTAGTGGCCGCAGTGCTGGAGGGTGGCGAGCGCCTCGGGGAGGAGCACGTTGCCGGCCCCGCCGTCGGTGGTGGCGCGGATCGCGACCATCTGCTCGATGGTGGTGGCGAGTTCGGCGGGGGTGAGGGGCTGTGGTGCGGGGGCGGAGTCGTCCTCGTCGGCCTGGTCGTCGTCGGCCTGGTCGTCGTCGAGCTCCTCCTGGTCGTCCTCGGACTCCTCGGTGTCCGACTCCTCGGTGTCCGCCCGCCGTTGGCGCTTGGCGGCGGCGGCCATGGTGGCGGCCATGTCGGCCGGGGTGGGGGCGTGGATGAGGGCGGCGAGCCACCAGGCGGCGGCGACGAGTTCCGCGCCGATCGGGATCCAGGGGCGGGCGAGGGACCAGATCAGGGGGCCGCCGACGACCAGCATCAGGGCGGCCGCGCCGGCCTGGTCTCCGAGCTTGCTGCGGAAGGCCTTGCCGTTGGCCTTGGCCTGCTCCTGCTGGACCTGGCGGGCGGCGACCTGGGCGGCGTGCCGGGCCTCGACCATCGTCGCGCGCTTGGCGGGGTCGGTCTCGCCCTGCAGTTTCTCCTGGAAGGCGTCCTCGGCGGCGGCGGCGGCCTTGGCGGCGAGCTCCTCCTGCTGGGCGCGGAGGTCGGCGGCCTGGGCGCGCTTCTTGCGCTGGGGCGCGGTGAGCTTGGCGACGAGGGGCGGGGTGCCGGTGATGGCCCCGGTGATGGGCCACAGGGCGATCGAGATCCACCAGTACCGCTTGTCGGGGTCGGTGGCCGGGGGCGCGGTGGGGAACAGCATCGTCTTCATCGTCATGAGGGCCTCAGCTCACGAACGAGGTGACGACGCCGAACAGGGACGCGGGGATGACCCAGACCCCGCCGGCGGCGGCGAACAGCGACGGGGCGATCGCGCCGCACAGGGCGTCCTTCCAGGCCCGGGGCTTGAGGCCGAACACGGCGATCGTCAGCATGGTCGCCGTCGCGCCGACCCCCCAGTCGCCGAGCGCGGCGTTGCTCTGGAGCGAGGCGTTGAGCTGGGTGCCGATGCCGGAGAGCTGCTGGAAGGCGGTGCCCGCGTTGGCGGAGAGCATGCCGATGGTGAAGGCCCAGTAGGGGACGTGGTCCGGGTCGACCTTGATCTTGTTCTTCCCGCGGACGCCGACGTACAGGTAGAACGTGGCGGCGGTCGCGGCGCCGCCGGTGCCGAGGGCGATGAGGCTGCTCATGGTGTCTCCTGACGGTCAGTTGAAGAGGTGCAGGGCGGGGAAGAGCGGGCCGATGCCGGTGGCGACGGCGAGGCCGGAGGCGACCGGGATGCGCGCGATGACGAGCAGCACGACGGGCCAGAAGCGGGTGACCTCGCTGACGCGCTGGCGGCCGTGGTCGCGCACCCACAGGTCGAGGGCCAGTCCGACGGCGGCGAGGGCGAGTCCGGCGAGGGGGCCGCCGGTCGAGGCCAGGCCGACCAGGCCGAGCCCGTAGCCGACGGTGGCGCTGATCGCGGTGAGGACGCACCACTTCCTGAACCGCTTGTAGCGGTCCGAGGGCTCGGCCTGGCGGGCGGCCTGGCGGCGTGCGCGCCGGGCCCGGTTCGCGGCCTCGCGCTTGTCGGCGAGGGCCTGCTGCCGGTGGCGCTTGGTGCGCTGCTCGGGGGTCTCCCCGGCGGCGGCCAGCTCGGCGTCCCGGCGGGCGCGTCGGCGGCGCTTGTCGAGCTCGGCTTCGCCCTCCAGTCGGGCGGCGCGCTCCTCGGGGGTCTCGCCGATCCGGGCGGCGAGCATGTCGACCATGCCGACGAGGTCGGTGCGCTGGAGCGGGCCGGGTTCGAGGAGCTGCTCCACGCGGTGGCGCTCGGTGCGCTGCTCGCGGGTCTCGCCGGCGGCGGCGAACTGGGCGTCGCGCTCGGTGCGTTGGCGGGCGATCCGCTCCTCGTACTCGACCTGCTCGCGGGCGAAGCGCTGGGCCTCGGTCTCGGTCCACAGCTGGTGGACCTGCTCGCCGATCTGGCCGATCTGCTCGCCGACCCGGTGGGCCATCAGGTCGGCGGCCTGGCCGAGTTGGGCGGCCATCACGGTTCCGGCCTGTGCCCAGAACGCCTCGGCGGCGGCCCGCATCGCCTCGGCGTCGGCGGGGCCGGCGGCGCCGAACGCGGCGGGGATCTGGGCGGTGGTGTCCGGCATGCCCGAGGTCGGGGGCTCGGCGGGCCGCGGGGGGACGTCCTCCTGGACGCCGCCGGCGCGCCACCACCGGCCGCCGCCCTGCTGGGAGTTGCCGCCGCCGTGGGGCGGCTCCTCGGCGGCGGTGGGCGGCTCGGTGGGGTACGGCGGGATGGTGGACGGTTCGGACGGGAGCTGGGGGATGGTGGTCACCGGTGCCACCCCTGACGGCGGGTCAGGAGGCGGATGCAGCGCCAGATGATCGCGGCGTCGAGGGCCAGACCGATCAGGAAGAGCAGGATCCAGATCACGGACGTATCTCCAGGTCAGGGGTGGTGCGCACCCCGGGCGTGCAGAGGTGCGCACCAGGCGCTCAGGGGGTGGGGCGGCCGAACGGGTAGCCGGTCTCGGGGCCGGTGGTGCGGTCGTGGACCTGGCCGGTGCGGGCGTCGCTGGTCGGTGCGGCCGCGGTGGTGGCCTTCGCGTGGGCGGCGGCGTAGAACGCGCCGGCGTCGGCCGCGCCGTTCTCGGCGGCGTTGCGCTCCCACCAGCTCGTCGTGTCGGCGGTCATCAGCTCCCCTTCAACCGGTGGAGCGGGAGAGGAGGCGGCGGACGGTCTCGCGCTTCACCGCGGTGCCGTGGACGCGTCGGACAGCGGCCAGGACGGTGTCCAGGTCCTGTCCGACGGACCGGACAGCGGACCGGACGGTGTCGGTGATGGTGTCGTCCGGGGCGTGCGGGGCGAGGGCGAGCACCGTGGCTGAGCTGCTGTCCTGGCTGTCCGGGTGCTGTCCGGACACGGATTCGGACAGGGTCCGGACGGTGTCCTCGTCGGTGTCGATGCCGACGCGGGCGAGCTGCTCGACGATGTCGGCGGTGCTGGCGTCGGGCATGGTGGTGAGCGCGGCCCGGACAGCGGAGCGGACAGTGCCGGACACGCGGACGGGCTGTCCGGACGGGCCGTTCGGGTCGGGGATCGGGCGCTCGACGGTGACGGTGTCGTGGCCGTACGCCTCGCGGTAGGCATCGAGCTGGTGGCGGGAGCGGGCCAGCTGCCGCTCGACGCCAGCCATGGCGAGTTCGGCGCCGGCAGCGGCGCGGCGGCGGGCGACGTACTGCTGCGCGATCGGGGACAGCTCCTTCGCGCTGGCCTTGATGACGAGCGTCCACACGCCCTTGGCGACGAGGGAGACGGCCGCGCCGATCGCGCCGACGGCGATGCCGGAGTAGCCGTGCGGGAGGATTTCGCGGGTGGCGATGGCGGCCATGGAGATGCCGAGGAAGACGAAGCCGGCGATGCGCGGCGCGCGGGCCCGGTGAGGGTCGTGGCGGGCGAGCCACTCCAGGGCCATGCAGATGATCCACGCGAGGTCGAAGACGGCGGCGACGGCGTACGCGATGCTCTTCTCCACGCCGTTGAGGGCGAGCAGGCCGCCGATGCTGGCGGTCGACCAGGTGACGGCGAGCGCGAGGAGGAGGCCGGTGCCGGCGGCGGCGGTGCCGAGGACGGCGCGGTCCCAGTCGCGGGGGACGGCGACGGTGTACTCCTCCTCCACCAGTTCGACCGGCGCGCCGAGGGAGGGGGCGAAGGGGACGAGGCGGGTGCGCTTGACGTTGCGCGTGAGCAGGCTCATGGGTCTTGGGCTCCGGGGAGTGGGCCCGGGCCGAGGGTCGGTCGTCACCTCAGCCCGGGCTGGGCGGTCGGCGGGTCAGACGCAGGCGCTGGAGGTGATCTGCAGTCCGTTCTCAGCCGCCCAGGTGCGGGCGTTCCGCTCGGCGATGGCGGCGCGGTGCTCCTCGAAGTCGACGTAGCCGTAGGCCTCGTAGGTCACGGACCCGAAGGTGAGGGCGGCGGACAGGTTGCCCTCGGCGTCGGCGGTGGTGGTGAGACCGTGCTCGGAGGCGAACGCGATGACCGCCGAGTTGGTGCTGAGCGGCAGCAAGAACCGGGGGCTCGTCGGCGCGGGAACGTCGGGGGTGGCCTCCAGCCAGTCGGCGAACTGGCGGATGCCGGCGATCAGGTCGGTGCGGTCGGACATGGGTGTCCCCTTGAAGGTGGTGTGGTGGCCCGGCCCGAGGGGCGTGTCACCTCGGGTCGGGCGGTTGGTGCAGCAGTGACCACGGCGCGCTGCCGCGCTGGCCTTCCGCTGCGGGATGCGGCCTACTGGCCGGGGGCGGGCTCGCCCGTGACGACGTAGAGTCCGGTCGGCGGCTCGTAGCGCGTCTCGACGCTGGTGTAGCCGCGGCTGAGGGCCTCGCTGGCGATCGCAGCGATGCAGGCTGCGGCGCCGGGGGCGTCCTTGTGCATGACGGTGATGGTGTCCATCAGGCGGCCTGCGGCTGCGGGACCGGCTTCGGCTTGCCGACGGTCGCGGGCGGCTGGCGGAACGTCTTACCGGGGTCGCGCTGCGGCAACGGCTCGGAGTCGCCGTTGAGCGACACCGCCCCGTCGTTCCACGCGGCCCGGGCCTGGGCGACCAGGTCGCCGGCGACCTGGAAGACGAGGAGGGCGGCGTCACGAAGGAGGCCGGCCCGCGCGGCACGCAGCTGAGCGCGGCGGAGCGAGTCCGGCCGGGTGCAGTTCGCGACGGCGGCAAGGGCGACCTTGCGGCGACGGTCCATCACCCGGTAGTCGTCGGCGGCCTGGGCGAGCTGCTCCTTGGCGGCCTCCAGCTCGTGGAGGAGGCCGGCGAGGTGGGGCGTCACGGCGGCGCTGTCCGGCACGTCGGTGTGGTTGCCGGCCGCGAAGTCGACAGGCTGCTCGCGGCTGCTAGCGCGACGGAAGTGGTCGGCGATGACGTGGGCGGCGATGGTGTTGAGGATGCCGCGGGGACGCTCGATCTCCAGGCCGGTGGTGATCGACCTCCACAGCCGGATGAAGGTCTCGCTGGTGAGGTCCTCGGCGAGGTGGCGGTCGGTGCGGTGCAGGTGCATGGCGATGTACAGGGTGATCTGCCGGGAGTGGTCACGGTAGATCGCCTCGAACTGGGCGCGGGGGGTGATCGCCGGGTCGGTCGGCGACGTGGGAGCATTGCCCACAGCTGGTCTCCTTGTGCATGCAAGGGTGCCGGTGAGGCCCTGCCCTGGTGATGGCGTCACCTGGGCGGGGCCTGTCTGGTTGGTACGTCGAAAACTGTAGCCACACTGTGGCTACAACGCAAGGCTTGTGGGAGACTCGCTGTAGCCACAGAGGAGGCATGCATGGCAGAGAAGGCGCCGTCCGGGCTCCGTCGATTCCGCACCACGGACGAGCTCTGGGCCCGCTTCGAGGCGGCAGTCGATGCCTCCCCCGATGCGGAGGCCGATCGGTCGAAAGTGCTGCGCAGCTTCATCCGCTGGTACATCGGAGAGCCTGGCGCCAGGCTCCCGGAGCGGCCGGAGCAGCAGGCACCAGCCACCTGAGACGGCCCCCGGTGATCCGCCGGGGGCCGCTTTGCGCCCCTACGCCGCCCGGTGGATCTCTGCCGCCAGATCGAGCCAGGTCGAGGCCGGATACCGGGTCGAGCACCAGGTGCACACCACTGGCCGGCCCGGCACGGCGAAGAGCACCGCGCCGCACACCTCTCCGCCCTCGGTCTCCTGGGTGCACGTCCCTGCTCGGAGGCGGCGCTCCCGCGGGGCGACGATGGACCGGGCCGAGCTGTGCATGGTGTGCACCGCCGCGGCGAACTCGCCGGCCCGCGACCAGTTCTGAACGTACTCGAGCATGTTGTGCAGTCCGGCAACGGCGCGGCGGAGCCGACCACGGTAGTCACCGAACGGAGATCCCCATCGGATCTGTGCGTCCTGGCACAGTTCGAAGCGCCAGTCCTCCAGCGCGGTGACGATTCCGCCGGGCCCGATGAGGTCCAGGGCGTCTTCGAAGACGGGCAGGGGCGCGTCCGGAGCCGGAGTACCTGAGCCGACCCGGATGGAGATCTGGGAGGACGGGCGGAGGTAGGCACCGAGTGCCTCGTAGAGGGCAGGAAGGGAGCGGAGCTCGGCGCCCACACGCTCGGTGCAGCGCGCGCACAGGTACTCACCGGCGGTTTCCTGCTCGCAAGCCAGGCAGTCCGTCAAGAGTCAGTCCTCCTTGAACACGGACGGCGCGGCGACGTCGGTGGGCAGGCTCCCGGCCGCGATGGCGAGAGCGACAGCGTGCGGGCCGGACGCGGCACCGAGCTTGCGGTAGACGCGGCGGAGCGTGGTCTTGACGGAGTTGAGTCCGCCGTACGTGTCGAGCGCGATGTCGGCGTATCGGTGACCGCGGGCGAGACGAGTCAGGGTCTCCGACTCGTGTGGCGTGAGCGGTTGGCCGTGCAGCGGAATGGTCATGATGGTCTCCAGGCGGTCAGGCGGCGGCAGGAGCGAGAGCGGCGGCTACCCAGGGGTCCAGCACGATGGAGGCCTGGACGATGTCGAGGGCGTCCGATACCTCGCCGGCCGTCGACCCGGGGCGGATCCGAATCTTGCGATGCCGGGCCATCCCCAGCTGGCGGGCAGAAGCCGGTCGACCGCGCCAGGCGGAACTCCTCATGGCGAGCGCGCGACCGTCGGTGCGGGTCGCACCGATCTCCGCCCACCTCATCGCCTCGTGCTGCGGCACCTCGATGTCCCTGGCCGGCGGCCGGGCACCGGTGTCCGCTGCCCACCGCCGGATGCGGAAGCGACCTGGAACGGCACCGGGGATGAGGAAGTAGTAGGCGGCGCCCGCCGGGATGAACCAGGTGCCGCCAGCGGTGCGCAGCCAGCGGATCCGGGAGGTGTGGAACAGGTCGATGTCCTCCCAGCGCACGGCGAGGGCCCGGCCGCCCGGTACCGGTACGTCGGTCTCGGCGTCGGCGGCCTCGATGAGGCTCTGGTCCGAGCGGAGCTCGGCGACGGCCCGTTCGGTCAGGTCGACGATCGAGGCGAGCTTGTGGCGGGTGCTGCTTCCGACCACGTCGAGGACCAGGGCGTCTGCCTTCCCGGCGTACGGTCGCAGGACCCGGCCGACCATCTGCACGTACAGGCCGACGGACTTGGTCGGCCGGGCGATCACCGCGCACGACGCCCGAGGCGCGTCCCAGCCCTCGGTGAGCACCGAGCAGTTCGTCAGCACCTGGAGGCTGCCGTCCTTGTACCGCTGCAGGACGCTCTGCCGATCCTCGGCGGCCATGTCGCCCCACACTGCGGCGGCCGGGATCCCTCGGGCGGTGAGGACGTCGGCCATGCTGCGGGCCGTGGCGACGGTGGGGGCGAAGACGACGCCGGCCCGGTCGGCGGCGTGTTCGGCGTAGGCGTCCGCGACGACCAGGGCCGCGCCGGAGGTCTCCATGGCCTGGCCGAGCTGGCCGTCCTGGAGGTCGCCTCCGCGGGTCTTCACCGAGTCGAGGTCGAGGCCGTCGACCACGACGCGCTTCCCGCGCACGTTGACCAGGTGGCCGGTCTTCATGAGGTCCAGGATGTCGAGCTTGAACACGATGTCCTGCCAGACGTCGGCGAGGCCGCCGTCGGTGCGGGTCATCGTGGCGGTGAAGCCGGCCACGGGCACCCCGGCCCAGGCGCCGAAGTGTTCGAGGACGGTCATGTAGGTGTCGGCGGCGGCGTGGTGGCACTCGTCCACGACGACCAGGCCGATGCCGGTGATCGGTGCACGACGTCGGAGGCTGGCCAGGGTCTGAATGCTCGCCACCACCACGTCCACGCCCCGGTGTTCGTTCCGGCCGGCCTTGACGATGCCGACCTTGAGGTGCGGGGCGATGGCCCGGATCTTCGCGGCGGCCTGCTGGATGAGCTCGTCGCGGTGCGCGATGACGAGGGCGCGGTGGCCGAAGCGGGCGATGAGGTGGGAGAGGACCACAGTCTTCCCGGCGCCGGTCGGCAAGACGACCGCAAGCCGGTTGCCGGTGCCTGATCGCCAGCTGCCGATCAGGCGGTCGATGGCCTCGGTCTGGTAGGGGCGGAGTGTCAGGGTGCCGGTCACGGGGTCGCCTTCCTGGCTCGGTGCGGGGATGTGGGGGAGGGGAGCGGGGATCTCAGCGGGGATCTCAGGGGGGAGCTGGTGTGCTTCTGATCTGCTGCTTTGCGGGCTTTGCGGGAATCTGCGGGATGTTCTTCAAGTCGTGGCGTGAAGAGCAGAGAAGGTTCGGGTTCACGCTGACCACGTGCCGGGAGAGAAGGGGGAGTAGTGCGCACGGGCCTGTAGAGGGGGGGCCCGGAGTTCCCCGCAGATCCCCGCATCCCCGCATCTGCGCTGGTGGGGGCGAGGGTTGAGGCTGGCGGGATTCCCGTCGCCTGCGGGGTTGTGATCCCCGCAGATCCCCGCCACTGCGGTGCCCGGGTGCTCACTGGGCCCCGCCGTGGACGTCGACCCGCCACAAGTTCTGCTTGCGGTGCGAGTCGGGCACCATCGTCAGCTTGTGGGTGCCGTAGTAGCGCCCATCCCGGGCCTTCAGCCAATGGCCGAGCTGCTTCGGGGTGGGCGGCTCGTCTCGGGTGGTGGGGACGTACTCCTTCAACGCGCCAAGCGCCTCCCCGGTGGTGACCGTGCGCTCGCCGAACGCGTCGCGCCAGGCCTCCAGGAACATCCGCCAGTCCTGGGCCTCGTCGTCGAGCGCCCTGGTGTCGTCCTGGTCGGCCATCCAGCCGATCACGCCGAGGTGGTCGAGGATGCCCGCGATGAGGCTGGCCCACTGGGAGTAGTCGCCCTTGCGGACCCGGATGGTCGGCGCGCCGGCGGCCGCCCAGGAGCGCACCATCGTCACCAGCGCGGCCACCACTGTGGACGCGTTCGCCCGGAGCCAGGGCCTGAGGTCGCCGACCATGTAGCCGTCTCGCTGGTCCGGGTCAGGGCAGTTCGGATCGAGGCGGACCCACAGCACACGGCGGCCGTTGTCCCCGCCGGTCCGCAGGGCGTTGCCGGTGGCGATCCACAGCCGGTCGTTCGGCATGCTGACCGTCGCGGTGACGCCGAGCACCCGGTCCCGCCAGATCTCCTCGGTCAGCAGGGCCGACAGGATCGGCGACTTGATGATGTGCCCGTTGGGGAGGTTGTCGAGGGCGACGACGGGCTGGCCGGTGGTGTAGAGCTGCGCGGTGATGGCCTTGCGCAGCTCGGCGTCGTTCTCCGGCCAGGGGGTCGAGGCGGTGCCGTAGCAGTACTGGAAGATGTCCTTGAGCAGGCTCTTGCCGCTGCCGGCGGCGGTCGCGGTGATGACCATCATCTGGGTGGTGCCGTCGAAGTACGGGCGGATGATCGGGGTGAGCAGGGCACCGAGAAAATTCGCGCGGTCGGCCGGGGTCTGCCACGGGAAGTCGGCGAGCATCTGGCCGAGGACGATGTCCTTGGCCTTGGCGACGCTCTCCGGGGTGAGCTCGGGGGCCAGGCGCCGCACCTTCACCCGCGGATGGAGGAACAGGCCGCTGTCCGGGTCGTAGCCCGGTGCGGTGATCAGCGAACCGTCGCGGCGGAGCACCGGGGAGGTGATGACCCCCGTGATCTTCCGCAGCGGCCAGTCGCGCCGGCCGAGGATGGTGGAGCAGGTCCGCGGGTTGACGAGTGCCCGGACCGCCTTGGTGCCGCCGGTCTCTTTGTCGTCGGTGGTCGTGTAGGTCTGGATGTGCTCGGCGAAGTAGGCCCGGAGGTTGTCGGTGCCGAGCTGCACCAGTTGCGGGTCGCCCTGGTCGTCGGTGGTCACCCAGCACGGGCCGGTGGAGCGCTTGTAGAGGTCGGGAAGCTGGTTGGCGGCCATCACCGCGAGCAGCCCGTCGAGGCCGTCCGCTTCGTTGGTGATGTCGACCTCGGGCAGCGCTGCGGGCCCCGGGTCCTCGGGGAGGTCGGGCTCCTGCGCCGGGTCGTACTGGACGGCGAGCGCGCCGTCGGTCGGCGGGGACGCGCGCTGGACGGGCAGGTGGGAGACCGGGGCGAGGCCGCGGTGGGGTGTGGCATCGCCGTACCCCTGGGCGCGCAGGGCCCGGGCGGCGGCCTGGTAGTCGCCGCCGTGGTTGAGCAGCGCCCAGGCGCCGAACTTCGTGTAGGGCACCTCGGGGATGAAGTCGCTGCTGGTCGTGAAGACGTACAGGCGGTCGGTGGCCGGGTCGCGGCCGGTCGTCGCCTTCGCCCCGCGGGACCCGTCGGCCCACCCCCAGTAGGTGGTGCTACCGCTGGTCCGGACCGGCCGAAAGATGCCGGAGAGGATCTCCTCCCAGGACGCGCGAAGGTTGAAGTCCTCGCCGGGCCGCAGTCCTCCACCGGGAGGAGGTGGTGTGCGGCTCTTCGGGGCGCTGGCCGCAGTTTCGGGCCGGGGGAGGGCGTCGACCATCCGGCAGACCTCGCGGACCGCTTCCATGTAGTCGGCGGCGATGGTCGGGATGCTGCTCGGTCCCCCGGCGATCCGCACGTACGGCCGACCGGACGCGTGTACGGCGCCGCCTGACGGCTCGACGAGCCCGTATCCGCCCTCGCCTCGTGTCTCGACGAGCACACGCGTGATCCGACTGCCCGGCTTCTCCGCGATGCGTTGGCGCTCCTCTGGGGTGTACTCGTCCTCGCGCGCCGGCCGCTGGGCGAGCTTGGTGTTCGGCGGGACCGGGGCGCCGTCGATGTGGACGCGGTAATGGATCCCGCCGGACGGCGACTGGGTGGCCCATCCGGACTGGACCGCTGCCCAGACGTCGCCGAGGCCGGAGGCCTGCATGATCTCGGTGACCTCGTCGAGGACGCCCTCACGGACGGCGAGGCCCTCGAATTCGATCATCTCGATGGCACCAGAGACCTCGCCGTAGACCACGGCGATCCCGGCGTCCCGCCCGGGACGGAACCATGTGTCGTGCTCCTCCGGGGTGGACCTGGAGACCTTGTACGGGGTCCACTTGACGGAGGGGGCCTTCTCGCCGTTCGCCCGGATGGGGATGACGCACAGGCCGGCCTCGTGGAGTTCGCGCGCAGCATCGCGCAAGGTGGTGGGCACGGGGAAGCTCTCTTCGCTGGAGCTGGTGAAGGTGAAGTGGCAGCGCGGCAGCCGGGGGAGGGCAGGAGGGGCCCCGCCCCGGCGCGGGATGGCGCTGCTGCAGGTCGTCGGCCTGCTCGATGACGGTCTCGGCGAATACGGAGACCTGCGCGCATGAGCCGCGGGGGCTGGGATCTCAGCGGCTGTGGCGGTGGTGAAGTGTTAGGCGGCCGTCATCTGGTGGCCGGACGTCGCGCGACGCAGTTGGGCGCGAAGGCCGTCGATCATCGCGGCGGCGGCGCGCAGTTCGTGCGCCAGGCGGTCGAGACCGGCCTCGTCGTATTCCTCGCAATCGCCGTTGGCGAACCCGATCATGCCGCACGGCGGCCGGTCGGTGGCCTCGGCGAGGAACGGGCTCGACGCGATCCACCCAGAGAACAGGTCCTCGGGGGTCCCGTTGGCCCTGGTGACGCAGACGAACTGCTCGTCGCTGGCGTGGTACAGGTCCTGCGGGTGGTCACCCATGCCGTTGTGCTGGGTGTGGGACGTGGTGCACCACGTCGGCTCGAGGATCGTGATCACCGCGTCGCCCCAGACTTCGGCGTTCACGGTGGCGCATCCGGGACTGGCGGCGATCTCCGCGTCGGCGAGGGTCTTCGTCGCGGTGACCGCGTCGGCGTAGACCGCCTCGATCGGTCGCGCCGGTGGGATGCCGAGGGCGTGCAGGATGTCGTTCACCTGGGCCCGGTCGAGCACGCTGAGGTCGACCGAGACGATGTGGCCGCCGGCGGGGCGTCGCGAGGGGGCAAGCGGGGACTGGCCGTCGCGGATGGCTGCGATCAGCTCGGTGATCGGAGTGGAGCCGTCCGATTCGGGAGCCGACGTGTACACGGCCGTCCCCCGATGCGACGTAGTGAGTGCTGTGGGAGCATCGCTCATGAGATGTGCCTTCTCTTGCTAGTTCGCGCTGGTGGAGCGGGGTGTCTCGGACGGCGTCGGGGTGCCAGCCCCGGCGCCGTCGCTGTTGTCCGAGCAGATGTTGAGCACTCGGAGCAGGTCGGCGGTGATGACGCGGTAGGACCGCCCTGCCCGGATGACCTTGCAGGGAAACTGGTCCGAGCGTGCCAGTGCGTAAGCGGTGCTTCGGCCAAGACCGAAGGCGCGGCCGCCGGCCGCCACGTCGACAGTGGGCGGCCATCTGAGCAGGTCGCGCGCACTGAGGGCAGGTTGTGTCACTAGGTGTCAATCCCTCTAGAAGTTGTCTCTCTGGGATGGTCCCACGAGTCTGATCTCGGGCAGGGCCGGTGTCAAGCTGTGTTGTCTTGTACGAGCACAAGAACCGTGGGAACGTTGCTCCCATGACAACTAGTACTGAACCATCCGACTGGGCGTCGAAGCTTGCGGCAGCGGTGGCGGACGAGGTTAAGCGCCTTCGCAGGGTGCGAGGAATGAGTGCTCAACAGCTTGCGGATCGGTGTGAAGATCTCGGTTTCCAAATTCCGCGCTCCGTGATTGCGAATCTTGAAAGTAAGCGGCGGCTGACAATTTCAGCTGCGGAGATTGTGATTCTTTCTGCGGCGCTGGAAGTTCCCCCCGTGACCCTCCTTTTCCCGATCGGATATCGAGAGTCGGTGGATTATCTTCCCGGTATTTCCGTTGCTCCACTTGAGGCGATTGACTATTTTTCAGGAGCTGCCGCTCCCCCTGTTGTTTCGAATGAGGTTTTTCTATCTCATCAAATGTATCTTTATGAATCTCATCGGAGGCTCAGTAGGCGGGCTGGCAGGGAAATCGACAGGAGGCGGCGAGCTGAGACCGAGCTCGCTGTGTTTGAGCAGCGGCTCAGCAAGATGCAGACGGCTGATCGCCTGCAGGAGCTCGATGAGGTGAGAGCGGAGAGGGACTCAGTGTTCGCTTCCTTGAGGGAGCAGGCGGCTCATCCAGATAAGCGTGCCGCTCTAGAGCAGCACCTCCTGCTCCTTAGTGTGCGTGAACACGAGTTGGGTTCGGAGGTGGCGGAATTTCACTCGATGATTAGTGAGCACAGGCGGCTCCGCTGGGCTGTTGATGCTGCATCGAGGAGCCTTCGGACGGCCCTTGAGCAGCTAGTTGATCTGTGGGCCAGATTGGATGCTATTGGAGCTCTCCGGCCGAAGATTGATGGCACGTTGAGAGTGGCTGTAGAAGATTTCCTGGAGCAACGTTTTCGGTATGACGATGATGATCGCGGTGAGGATGATGACGAGGAGTAGCGTGTGAGTGCGGCGAGGCGTGGCGGGGGAGTTTATAAGCGCTGTGAATGCAGGGGGGATGATGGAAAGCTTTTGGGTTCATCCTGCCCGAGCCTTGTCCGAAAGAATCACGGATCGCCAGCCATCCGGCAGGAGCTCCCGGTTGCTTCAAGCGGTAGTCGGCGCACCTTCCGCCGTACTGGTTTCGCCAGCGTCAAGGATGCGCAGGACGCCCTCGATGAGGTGCGTGCGGTTCTCGCGCTCGTCAAGGACGACGACCAGGACGCACAGCAGAGGGTTGGCGACCTCTTGGCCGGCGTCGCCAAGAATCGGGGTCCGATCCCGAGTCCAGAGGAAGTGAAACGGCGCCTTGGCGTCGGCATCCCGCTCGATGGCAAGATGACCGTGGCCGAGTGGCTCGACACCTGGTTCGCCAGCAAGAAGACCAGGAAGACCACCAACAACGGTTACGAGTCCCACATCCGGGTGCACCTCAAGCCGCACCTCGGGCACCTGCGCCTCGACCGGCTGAACGCCGGCCACCTGCAGGAAATGTTCGACGCCATCGCCGACGAAAACGAGGTCATCACCGCAGAGAACCAGGCCCGCCGCGAACAGGTAGCCCGCTGCCGTGCCAGTCGGCCGGGCGCGCCGACGGCAGAGGAAGCGATCCGGCTCGCAGCCGAGAAGGACCGGCTCGCCGAGATGAAGCCGTTCCGGCGTATCACTGGCGCCGCCACTCGCCAGCGGATCCGTTCCACTCTGCGGGCCGCGCTGAACGTCGCCATCGCGCGGAAGCTCATCACCCACAATCCGGCCGAGCACTTGGAGATGGTCTCCGGCAAGCGGCCCAAGGCGCTGCTGTGGACGCCCCCGCGGGTCGAACAGTGGAAGAAGACAGGCGAGAAGCCGTCCCCCGTCATGGTCTGGACGCTGCCCCAACTCGGGGAGTTCTTGGACGCCGCCGAAGAGCACCGGCTCTACCCGATCTACCACCTGATTGCCTTCCGGGGCTTGCGCCGTGGGGAAGCGGTCGGGCAGGACGAGGCCAACGTCGACCTGGAGGATGCCACCATCACCGTGGCCAAGGAGATCGTGCAGGACGGCTGGACACCCATCGAGACTGAGCCGAAGACTGACGGCAGCGCTGCCACAATCGCCCTCGACAGTGTCACAGTCCAGGTCCTCCGCGAACACCGCGTCAGGAAGGCTGCCGAGCGCGCCGGCGTGCTGCGGGCCCGACGCGACTACCTCTCGGCGGGCGGAGATCTGGCAACAGCACCAGCCTGGATCGAAAGCGGTAAGGAGTTCACCACTGAGACCGGCTCCTGGCTTCACCCCGACGTGGTGTCGGCCGAGTTCGAGAAGCTGCGCGTGGCAGCGAGCCTTCCGCCGATCAACCTCCGCGATCTGCGGCATCAAGCTGCGACCGTCATCCACGCCGGCGGCGGTGACCTCCACGCGATCAAAGAGACCCTGCGGCACTCCACGATCAGGCTCGCCTCGGATACCTACACCTCGCTCCTGCCGGAGGTTGACCGAGAGGTAGCCGAGCGCGCGGCCGGGGTGGTGCCACGGGCGCGTCGGCGCCCCGCCCCCGAGCCTGCGGCGGGCAGGGAACCCTCAGACGCTCCGGTTGCCAGCCCTCCTGCGGGGTAG